CTGAACCACACGACTGTGTCCCTGGCCTTCCCGTTCATCGACGTTGCGAAGAACACCTACTACTTCACGCTGCCCGCGTTGAAGTTCACCTCTGACCCTATCGCACCTGGCGGCATCGACCAGGACGTTATGGAAGAGCTGGAGTTCACTGCATTCCGCGACGCGACTTACCAGACGCAGATGATGATCGACCGGTTCTCATCCGTGCAGCCGATTTCTAAACTGTAATCTGGCTCTACCAAGGGCAACTAGAAAAGAGAGGGCCGTCCCCGTTGACGGCCCTTTGCTTTTGTGGTACCAACAATCATCACGTCCTTTCGACTGAGGATATAAAGTGATTAACCGATATGTCGTAGTGCGGTGAGGAGAGGAAATCACCTCTTCCTCCCACTGACAAACAACCTCTCGCCTGGAGAACCCCCCATGACCACTGAGTTCAAACCTATTCCGCCTATGGCGGATGGCTCCACTAACGATGACGGCTTCGTGCCATCTGTTTTCGACCAGTTCACCGAGGTGGATGAGAAGGCCGAAGAAGAAGGTCGCTGGACCAAGACTGTCGGCCAGGGCATGAACATCAAGATTCGCGCCTTCTCTTCGCGCATCGTGATGGAGTGCTACAACCGCTACATGACTGCTGCCCAAAAGAAGGCTGACGTCAACGGCGACATCCCTCCTGATCTGGCCAAGGACATGACCTCCCGCGTCGTGGCCGAGTCCATGATCGTCGACTGGAACGGTCCCGCTTTCCGCGACCCCACCGGAGACCCTATAGTCTACTCGAAGGAAGCTGCATATCACCTGGCGATGAAGTCCAAGACTTTCCGCATGGCGATCTACAACTTCGCGATGGCTGACGAAGGATTCAAGAAGAAGACAGAAGACGACGCGGTAAAAAACTCCTAGCAGTCCTTGAGTACTCGCTCAAAAACCCGAACATCTCCCGACACAAGGACTGGGTAAAAAAGTTCAAGAAGAACACCGCTGGCCAGATGGTGGAACCTGTCATAGAGGCAGGCCACTATTGGTTATGGGAGTCTTTCTGTTTTCTGTCTCAGCGTCGCCTTGTAATGCAGGGTAACTCGCAGTCGATCCAGATGTCAGAAATTGAATCGTATCACCGCTACCGGGCCCTCCCTGAAGGTTGGCGCAAGGGTGTGCTGCTACGCGTCATAGACAAGTTGGACATGGCGTACTTGGCAATCATGGTCAAGAAGAAACCACCGCGTGGCTCAGGCGCTGAAGGAGGTGGAGGCACTAGACAGATGGCGAAGCCTGGTGTAAAGTAATTTCTGCCTGACATCTCCCGTATCCAGGAATCCCCCCATGTCTCAGATGGAGCTACAACTCTCCACACAAAAAGCGCAAGCGCAGCTTAAGCAGATTGAGAAATCTCTTGCTACGTTGACTGGTGCTTTGCAGGCCGTGGGTAAGAACTCTGGTGAGTTCGACCGGGTCATGAAAGCCATGAACGGTTTCCGTGGTGTCAAGGCTGGGACAGTCAACAACCTGGAGAAACTGAGCAACGTACTGCGAGGCATCAAGTCTACTCAGGCGCTCAACGATCTGGCACGAAACCTCAACGCCCTTGAGAAGGTGAACATGCGCTCCGTGGCAACGTCCATCGGCACGCTCGCCCGCAACCTGGGCAAGATCAAAGTACCAGCAAACCTTGCCAAGATGGCATCTTCAATGCGCAACCTGGCTCAGTCAGCTGACCGGGCTGCCATTGCCATGGGGCGCTTCAAGAAGAACACCCAGGGCATTCGGACGCCGCCCGCCTTCGCTGCAATGAATCGTCAGATGGGACGTATGACTACAAGCTTCGGAGGTGCAACCTCTGCAGCCAGCGCTTTCAACAACACGATGCGCACGGGACGCAACCTGGCTGCTGCCTTTGGTATCGCCATCGGTGCCATGGGGCTGAAGACGTTTGTTGATGGGGCCACCCAGGCTACGATGAGCATGGAGCAGTTCATGGTCGTTATGGGTGTTGTTACCGGGTCGACTGAAGGCGCTGCTGATGCATTGGCATTCGTTAAAAACTTGGCTGTAGAAACCGCTACAAGCACAGGCGTCCTGACCGCTGCCTTCCAGAAGTTCTCGGCGGCTTCGCTTACTGCTGGTATTTCTATGAACCAGAACAAGAAAATCTTTGGCAGCTTCACCAAGGTGTTCCGTGTCCTTGGCCTGTCTACTGACAACCAGCGTCTGTCGTTCCTGGCGCTGGAGCAAATGATTTCCAAGGGCAAGGTCTCGTCTGAAGAGCTGCGCCGTCAGCTGGGTGAGCGTGTGGCTGGTGCCTTCAACATCGCTGCCAAGTCGATGGGTAAGACCACCGGTGAGTTCAGCAAGATGCTGCAGAAGGGTGAAGTATTCACTGATACCTTCCTGCCAAAGTTCGCCAAGCAGTTGGAGAACACTTTCTCCAAAGGTCTCCCAGCTTCACTTGAAAAGGTGAGCGCCGCGTTCGGTCGTATGTCTGATTCCTTTTTCCAGGCACAGGTCGCCTTCGGTGTGGCTTTCTGGGATGTCGCTAAGAAGTCACTCAATGACCTGGCCGCTGCAATGGGAACCGACGAGTTCAAGCAGTTTGCTACGGACATGGGTAAGATTGTTGGTGTCGGGTTCAAGTTCCTGATCGACAGTGCTAAATTCCTGGCTACCAACCTGAATGTGTTAAAGACCATCATGGGTGCCGCCACCTTCCTGGCGTTTGGTGCAGCCTTTAAAGCTATCGGACTTGCCTTCAAGCTGGCTATCAGCCCTATTGGCACCGTTGCCAAGATGCTTGGGCTGGTGTCTGGATCGGCTGTCGCAGTCGGCGGCACCACTGGCATCCTGACAGGATTCGTGGCTGTCCTCGGACGCATGGCTCTAGCCGCGCGCGCCGTTATGCTGTCCATGGGACCTATTGGTATCGCCATCGGTGTGATCTCGGCTGGGCTGCTCCTGGCTATGCCTGCCATCATTCGATGGGCCAAGGGCACTGATGACGCTGCAGAGGCCGCCAAGAAGCTGGCTGCTGAGCAGGACAAGGCATCTGAGTCTGCCAATAAAGCAGTTGTCGCACAGGCAAGCCACTTCAAGGTTCTCGAAAGCGTAGGCCGCGCCGCCAAGAAGACTGAGAAGATGTTTGTGATGACGGCTGATGGCATCAAGAATGTCAACGTCGCTGTAGAATCCAGCGCCGAGAAGCTGACTGCGCAGGAACAGGCCTTCGCCAACGCTGGCAAGCAGGCTGATGTCATGGCCACTGAAGCAGGCAAAGCTGCTAAGAGCCAGGAGAATGTCGCCGACGAGACCGGTGGTGCCACCAGCAACCTGAAGACCAACGCCAGCGCAGCTCGTGAGGCTGCAAAGGCATACGATGACCTCGCCAGGTCAGCTGCCAAGGCCGCAGCGGCCATGGGCGGCGGTGGCTCCTCTGTCCAGGGCGGAAGCTTCGGCTTCGGCTCAGGCCGCAAGGGTGGTATGGCTGGCGGCCTTCCTCAGGGACAGTCGGCGTCAATTGGTGCATTCAAGAACGCACCAGCCTTTGCTGACGGAACGGCGAACACCAGTTCATTCCTGGGCTCTCTCCCTGGTGGAGGCATCCCGTCTATTCTCCACGGCAACGAAGCTGTTGTCCCTCTGTCTGGTGGACGCAATATCCCTGTTGAAATCTCCAGCGACGGGTCGAGCGCCAGCGCTCCAGCTGGCTCCAGCGACGCGGTCATCCGTGCCCTCATCAAGATTCTGGATGCCATCAACGGCAACACCCAGTCTTCTCAGAACGTCGGCGGGGGATCAGTCGGTGGGTCGTTCTCTGTCAACACCCACGAACCCTTCACCCGTACGGACGGCGGCTTCGGTGGTGCTGGCACAGCCAAGGACTTCATGGATAACGCCAACCGGGATCGCACATCTGTCGACCGGTTCGGTGTGGCTATCGGAAACGCCACACAGGATGTGACCGATATCGAGGCATTGGCTCGGGACTATTGGCTTCAGTATAACACCACCGTTGATAATGCTAATAAGTGGGCAATGCGTGCCGTCGAGTTGGGCTTTAAATCTCTGAACGAAGTTGAGCAATTCAACAAGTCTCGCGGCATCGGTGACGCCATCGACGTAAAATCCAAGTTCACAACCTCGTTCCAGGGTGGATCAATCCGAGTGAAGCGCCGCCCAGGATTCTCAGCTGATGAAAACCGTTCGCTGTTGTCTGGTGTGGATAACGCTCAGACTGGTGCCACATTCAATCAGTCTAGCATTTTCGGTGGCGGATCAGGTTTCGGTGGTGGTGTCGACGCGTCAGGAGCTGCTGACGCTTTCCGTCGCAATAACGGTCTGATCGGATTCGCCAAGGGCTCTCCGAACGTCTTCAACGATGCCACAGGACGCTCGGCTAATGTCACGGTTCACCCGAACGAAGCAGTGATCCCTCTGCCAGATGGCCGCGCCGTCCCCGTCGTCATGCCAAACGAACGCGCCGGTGGCAGCTCAGAGAATTCTCGTCCAGGTCAGTCAGTGGGGGACACGACTGTTCACCTCGGGGGTATCACGATCATGGCCAACAACCCAGCTGAGTTTGAGCAGTCAACTGCCCAGATGGAAGCACAGGTCGCGGCCCGCATGAAGCGCGCCGCCCGCCGCGCTGGACTTTCTGGAGAACCTAGCTGATGGCTGTAACGATCCACAACACACGCCTACCTCTTGACATCGAACGCGGTGCCGAAGGTGGTCCTATGTTCTCAACCACTGTCACCGAGACTGACAATGGCCGCGACACGACCAACATAAATTGGGACTTTCCTCTGCGCTCGTTTAACATCGCCTATCCCATGCAGGAACGCGACGGCATCGACGATGTCATCGCATTCTTCTATGCCCGTCGTGGGCGAGCCTATGGTTTCCGGTTCAAGGACTGGTCTGACTTCTCTGTGACCACTGGCTCAATTGGCACTGGCAACGGTGTCCTTGTTGACTTCCAACTCGCGAAGGTGTACCCAGACGACGTACTGCCGTTTACCCTCCCCATCACCAGGATTGTCAGTGGAACGCTGTCTGTATTCAATGCTGGGGTCCTGGTCACCGAAGGTGTCGGCGGTGCTGAATATGGTGTTGATCTAGACACCGGAATCGTGACATTCGTTACGGCTCCACTTGATACCAACGCCATCACGGCGACATTCGAATATGACATTCCTGTCCGCTTCGATACCGATAGCCTGGCAATCAACGTCGACTTCTACGACGCTGTGAGTGTGGGTAGCCTGATGATCAAAGAGGTTCGTGAGTAATGGCTAAGACTGTATCCGCTGGCCTGGCGTCAGCCATTGCTGCTGGCACGGCGAAGCTTACACGCATCTGGGAGATCACTCGACCCGACGCCGGTGTCCGCCGCTTCACTGATTTCGATCAGAACATCACCTATGCTGGAAACGTCTACTATGCTGATTCCACCGTCGATATTACCGCCATTTCCACCACTATGGCTGGCGGGGCTCAGTCTGCTGATATGTCTGTTGTTTTTGGCGAAACGTCTAATACGATAACTTACGACGACGCCGAAGGCGGACTCTACGATTACTCCACCATCCTGATCACTGTCAACGACGCATCGACCCCTGCCACAGTAGGCATGGTTATGGCGTCGGGGACACTCGGCTCCTTCCAGACCGACGACGTGTTCTCTGGATCGGTGGAGTTCAATGGCCTGCTCACCACCGCTTTGAACAAGCTGACAGAGAAGTACTCCCCAGAGTGCCGCGCCAACCTGGGCGACGGACGCTGCGGCGTGACCATCGCCAGTTTCACAACGACCGGTACGGTCGACACCGTGGCGTCAAACCGGAAGTTCGAAGCGACCCTGGCTGACAACAACGTCAACGATTACTACGCCTTCGGCATTCTCACCTGGACCGCTGGGAATAACAACGGTCAAAGTATGGAAGTGTTGACACATTTTCAAGTCACGACCGAAGATGATTTCACTATGGCTTTCTCCTTCCCGAAGACGATTCAGGTCGGCGACACCTTTACTCTGACAGCTGGTTGTGATAAACGTCCTACTACCTGCTTCAACAAGTTCAACAACATCCTGAACTTCCGGGGCGAACCTTTCATCCCACCTGAAGACAAACTCAAAGACCTCCCAACAACCAACATCACATCGAGCCCGCAAGGTGGTTTGTAAAGAACCAAACCACGACCGTCCATAAACTATCATCGAGCCCGCAAGGTGGTTTGTAAAGAACCAAACCACGACCGTCCATAAACTATCATCGACCTGTAAGGCAGTCTTTCAATGGCCCGCATCGACCTTTCAGCACCTGACAGCCGCTACTTCTCCGGATACCGGGACGTTGACGGCAAGGTGCATGGTCCTCGGCTCGTCGACACCGAGGTGGCCATCGCTACTTACGGCGTCCCTATCCCACAGCTGTGCGGCATCAACCGACACGATGGCAACGTCATCTGGGCTAAGACCCTGGAGGAGAAGTCCACCAGTGTCCAGGGCATCGTGCGCACCAGCTACCAGGGCACCTTCGCTGTCGCCATCGGCAACCCTATCTCCCTCGACGCCATCGGCACAGACCTCATCCGCGTGTGGCTGAATGGTCGCCTGGTGTTCGATGCGCGCCCAACTTCTCGAGGCATCATCGACGGCTTCTTCCACGAATGGTACGAGGGTTCCGAGACGCAACTGGCCGACCCTACCATCGTGGCTCAGGAAGGGGTCGACAATGTTTCGGCTCACCGTGGGATTATGTATATTGTTATCAGGGACTTGGACCTGGCCACCTTCGAGGACAAGGTGCCTCACGTCTCGGTCGAGGTTGGTGACATCTCCGCGATCAGCTCGACGATTACCACTGTAGCCACCGCTTCGGACAGCACCAACCGCTCCAACATCATGGTCGATTGGCCTCAGGAGAAAGTCTATGTCGTCAACGGTTCAGGCAGCGACAACTTCCTGAAGACCTACGACATCTCTGGCAACACCGCCGTCCTGGAATCTGAAGTTGAAGCCAACCAGTCTCCCCCTGTCAGTGGTATCCCAACTGGTATCCATGCCATCGCAGCAGGTCGGTGCTACGTGCCGTGGTTGGGGCTGATTATGTCCCACGCTGGTGAGGCGCTGAGTATTACCATGCCTATCCATGGCTTCGATCCTGCCACCGCTGAGATTGAATTCCCCAATGTAGCCACAGGTGTCAACCAGTCATTCCAACTGGTACCGACGCGCTGCAACACCATCGCTGGTGAGTACACATACCTCCTGTCCCGGACTGCTTCTGAAGACCTGGAAGTCATTCAGATCAAGCCTGACCAGACGTCGGGAGCAGTCGACAACACCCTCATCAACCTTTATGAAACCGGCGATCCGCCACTGAATGCAATCTGCCCTGGCCCGCGCACCCAGACGGAATGCACATTCTTCGTATCGGTGACTGACGCTGTC